GGTCTTCGCTCAGCCCGCACTCGCGCTTGATGCGATCCAGCATTTCCTTTGCCAGATCCATGGGACCCTTCTCGATCAGCGCCGCCGGTGTCGCCGGCTCCCCGTCGATCTCGAGCCCTTGGATTTCCTGCAGCCCCCACTCCAGATACGCTCGATCAATCTCCGCTGCCAGTACCGCCGCCTCGAGCTTCTCTCGCGGATCGTTGCCCGCTTCCAGAAACTCAACCTTGCGGCCGATCTCCCGAATCTTCCGCGCCAGATCGATCCTTCTCGCCACCGAGATCCGCGCTACCCGGAACCGCACCCCCGTGCGGGTCTCCGCCTCAAACCATGCCGAGCTTTCAAGCGAAAGTCCTTCAACCGAAAGCGATGTACAGTTCGTCATCCACCGTCCCCTGCGCCCGATCGTTCTGAAACGCCCACTGCAGTCGCGTCTCCCCGTCGTCAAATTCCGGAACCTCCGGAACCATCGCCGGCATGTACGCGCCGAACAATTGTCCGGCCTGCTCACCCAGCTGCAGCATTACCCCGATGGGCGACCTCTGCCTCGCCGCCTGGTACAGCCCTTTCGTTTGCTCGTCGTCCTCCTCGAAGAGGCGGAAATTCAGCCCCACCGTGCGCTGGCCCGCCGCGATGCACCGCGCGAAATCGCTTCCGAACTCGTGTACCCTCTGGGCGATCCCGTTGGTCAACGTTAATTCCGCCGCAGTCAGCGTGTAGAAGCGGCTTTCCGGCGCCCCCATCCATACTTGCCCCAGGTGCCCCGGCACAATCGTGTAATCGAAATTTACTGCCTCGGGCTCCGCGGGAAAATCTTCCAGCCCCGCCTCTCCGCTCATGAAGCTTGCGCTGTCCACCAGATCCTGCGTCGGCCCCGAGAATTCGAATTCGTGAAAGTCTCCGTTTACCTTCACCTTCATCGCGTCCATCGCCGCACCGTTCAGGATTCGTTGGACCGCCGTACTCGGATCCCAGAAGTCGTAAATGGTCGCGCTCCCCAGGTCGGTCGCCAGCTTAAAGGTTGCTGTCGCGCCGACCGTCGATCCCGCCTCCAGCCCGGCCGAGAACGGCGCATTGATGAATACTGTAGTCGTGTTCTGCACGGCCGCCACGAACCGTATTTCGCCGCCCGAGCGGATTGCTTGTCCCGGTGTCAGGCCGTGCGCTGCTGTGAACTCAATCTGCGTGAGGCCGGTAACGCCCGCCACCGTCCCGCCCGCGAAGATCGCCGGCGTCGCTCCCATGGCTGCTTGAAACAACGGTCCGTGCGTCGGCGGCGATGTTTGATCCGTCCACTCCGTCATGAACGTATTCAACCGGAAAGTAGTTCGCCTTCGGATTCGGTTCGGCAGTCCCGCGAACGTCCGGCTCCCGGTCTTGTCCCTCCGCCCCGTCTGCTCCGGAACCTGCCGCGCCCCCAGCTTCACCGCCGGGATCCGGTTCGCGCCCGTGATCGAGGCCGCCTCGCCGTAGTTCGTCTCCAGCCCCGCGTAGACTCTGTTGTTGTTCGAAGATATGTAGCAGCTCATTTGCGTTTAGCTTGAAATATCGACCTCAAATTCCACTTTCGCGATCTGCAGGAAATTCCGCCCGCCGTGCCGCACCGGCTCGATCCTTACTTCGTACCCGCCCGTGAAGAACGCGCCCTCCCCCCAGCTCCCCCGATTCGTATCCAGCACCTGCGTCACTGCCTCCACGTACAGCCGCAGTTGCTCTTCCACCCCCTCGATGCGGTCTTGCGAAACCCGCAGCTCAGCCACCGTTCGCACCTTGCCCGAAAACGTCCGGAACTTCTCGATCAGCAGGTTTCGAACGCGGTCCGCATATACATACACCGCTGGATACTTCACGACTTGCGCCCGCTCGCTCAGCTCGAAAGAAACGTTCTGGTTCATCACATGCCCCATGGGTATGCCCGCCAGATCTACTCCGCTCTCCATCGCGATTTGCGCGATTGCCGAATTCAGCCCCGCATCCGCCGCCGTCAGAAATTCCACCGTTCTCCGTGTCGCGACGCTTCCCGCCTTGGCCATCTGGTTACCCCCGCCGAATTATCCAGAACCCGCTGATATACACGTCCGCCGATTGCCCGTCGCCCGGCGCTCGACCCGCCGCCAGGCCCGTTTCCGGCAGTGTGAAACTCTGCCCCACCGCAACTGGCGTTAGGTTCTGCAATGCCAGTCCGTCCGGCGTCAGTCCCAAATAGACGTTGAACGCCTTCGCCACCGCCGGCGCATCCGGCATCTGTACCGCCGGCAGGCTTCCCGCCGGCGCATCGTAGGTCGTTACTTCGCTCGGCGATCCCTCCTGGCCGCTCGCCCCCACCCACGACACTCGCGCATAGTAAGTGGCTTGCGGAATGAGCCCCGCCACCGCGCTCATCACCGGTAGCGGCGCCTGCGGTATCAGCGTCAGCGCCAGACCCACACCGAAGTGAAAAGCGTGCTCGCGCGCGTTCCGCGATAGCTCCCGATACTCCCGAAATTTCGGCTGGTATCGGTCGTTGAGCTGGTTGTTGAAGGCGTCACGATACAGGATTTCCAGCGTATGCACCGCGTGCCAGCGCTTCATCTGGCGGGTGACCACTACGTCGGAAACGCCCCTGCTCCGGCGCACCGCCGCCTGCGGATCCGCACCGGTATGATCCAGAAGGAAGTCGAGCACATCCTCGGCGATTTCCTCCGTGGCCAACCCCAGCTTCCCTTCCAGATCGATCATTTCCAGATGCGCCACGTCGAGAATCGCCGACTCATACACCCGCAGATCCTCGGTGGTGTTGGGACTACCGTCTGTCAGGAACATGCAGTTGCGCCTCTTTCCACTTCGCTTCCGCCTGTGCTTGATACTGCGCCGTCTCCTCCGGCGTTGCCAGGTCTGCCTTCCCGTCCGCGATCAACCGCGCCGCCCCGGCTCGCGGCAGTTCCGTCTTCACCCCGGCCCGCCCCCCATCCGGCGTAGCGCGGCTGGTCACCACCGCGTACACCGTGTCGATCAGAGTCTCGATGGTCCGAATTTTCTGGTAATATGCGCGCAAATCCATATAGGTAGGGCCGGCCTTCCACCGGCCGCGTTCCTAGCTGTTCACCTGCACCCCAAAGCTGTTCCGCAGCACCCCGGTGCCATACAGAACATCCACTGTGAACTGCTGCGCCAGCGTGTTGGGCTGGTAGCTCATGGTCACCCGCATCCCGAAGTTGCCCAGCTCGGCGTACTCCGCGATCGCGCCTGTCCCCGGTAGCGGTCTCGGCAATCTCCGCACCACCAGGCCGATCGCGTCACGCGCGAACGCCACGTTGTGCGTCGTCACCGGGCTCGTCCCTGTCTTCATCACGAACTGCGACCGGAAAATGTAGAAGTCCTTCATCTTCCCGACCGCTCCGTCCACCAGTGCCCGCAAACCCGCCTCACCCGCCGTGTTGAACTCGCTGAACCGCGTGATCTGCCGCAAGGAGGAATACGTCCCCGGATCCACCACCAGATACTTCGCCATGTTGGCAGGGACCTTGGCCGCGAACAGCTCCGTTTCCGCCGAATCCACCACCGCTTCTGTGATCGCCGTGCCGCCCGTACCCACCGCCGTGTTCGCCGTGAAGGATGCATACAGGCCCAGCAGGTCCGACTCGATCTTTTCCGCCAGTGCCACCACCGCCGGCTGCATGTACAGCTTCAGCAGATCCGGAACCGCCAGAATCTTGGTGACGTCCGGAATCAGGAACGTCGCCTCCGCGTGCGTATTCAGCACAATCTGCGCGTTGTCCAGGTCCGGATTCTGCGTCAGCACCGTGCTGCCTTCTGTCAAATTGTGCGCCGTCAGCGCCGGCGGAATCGGCACGTTGATCGTGTCTCCCGCTTGTGCCAGCGCCGGTTCATAATCGCGATTGACCAGGTTGCCCATGACAAGGTTCCCCATCAGCGCAGGTAGCGCATCCGCCGCCACCAGTTTCACAATCGCGTTCGCTACGTTACTCGATGTAATTGCTGCCATTTTCTCCCCTTCTTTTTAAAGCCCGCGTAGCGTTTGCGACGCCACCCGCGCGATCTCCTGCCTCACCCTGTCCAGCTCTTCCGCACTCATTCCCGGCCGGATCATCTCGATGTCCACCGCTCCCGCCCCGCTGCTCCCGGTCCCCCGTCCCCCGCCGCTGGCTCCTGACCCTCCCGCCAGCCGCGCCGGCAGCAGTTCCGGGTTCTCTCCTACGAATTTCCCCAGGAAAGTTTTCATTTCCCCAATCTCGCGTGGAATCTCGTCTTTCACGGCCTTATACGCCAGCTCGATCTTCGCCACCCCTAGCCTCTGCAGCTCTGCCCGGATCGCCGATCCCCGCTCGGCCTCCTCCACCCGTTTCTCCAGGCCTTCCCTCCGCCGCCGCTCCTCGGCCAGTTCGTCCAGCACCGCCCGAATATCTGTCTCTTCCATGTCTCTCCTGTCGCAAGCCTCGGGGACTGCCTACCGGTTTCGATGAACTAAAATTGCCTGAGTCCGCGGTAGTTCCCCGAAATCGGCTGGCTGTCCCCTTCTTCCCTTTACGCCCCCTCGATCTCTTCCGCGATCCGATCCTTCACGTCCTGCCGCGAATCGCACATGTACTTCAGCGCCAGCTTCTTGAACACTTCTTTTTTCAACGTTGGCGACGCCACCCCCAGCGCCAGCAGCTGCCGGGCGTCCTCCAGCTCCGTCCCGAAATCGGCGATATCGAACTCGTCCAGTCCGGTAATGCTCACATCCAGCCCGTCTTCGCGCGCCGCCGCCGTCGCCCGCAGTACTCGCCGGATCTGCTCCTTGATCGCGTCCCCGTAAGCACGCAGCACCTCTTGTGTGATCGAAAAGTCCCGCTGTTTGGCCAGCGCGCTCTGCCGGCCCGTCACGTCCAGCGCCGCGCCCGCCTGGCTCAGGTAGCACACCCGGTAGATCTCTTCCTGCAGCCGCGTCAGATTGTCCGCCGCGATCTGGTAAACCTTGC